CTAAAGATACCTTTTAAAAAAGTTTTACTGTTTACAAATGAATTAATGGTTTGATTAGTTTGTACTTTATAACTATAACAATTTATAAAATCTTGACAGAACTGCCTATAAGCATTCAACTGTGATGAAGGATCTATGTTGCCGCATAATGATGCGTTTGCTCTTCCAGCAAGATATTTTATAAAACCTAAACCATTTAAATATCTATAACTGTCAATAGTTATAGTAGCTCCAACAATAGGATATGTAGATGGTGCTGAATTGCCTAACGCAGGTATTGTAGCTGATCCTATTTTATTTAAATTAGCTAAAACTGTAGCACTGACAGGTAATGCTACTGCTAGTGCCATTGCATTATATAATGTGTTTAGAACTGTACTAGTAATTACTGTCCCGTTACTTACTGAAGCGGGAAGTCCAAGTGGAGTAGCATAACCAATGTTTGTATTAGTGGCGGTAAAAACACCGGTGTTTGCTACATATGTCCCTACACCAGTTATTAAAGAAGAAGATAAATTTACACTTAACGGGGATTGTTGACCTTGTAGACTCATGGGCAAAATATGTCAGGGCTACCTGTGACGATACTATGTCCACAGCTATTTCCTGAACCGACTCTAAGCACAGGGCAACCTTCAGCAAAAACAGTTGGACTACCATTAGTAGTAGTCGCCGCCCGATGTGGCGGATGTGGTTTACCCCATGGTGCGTGTGGTGTTATTCGGCTTACGTGTAAGCCTACTGGTATACCATTCGCAAATACAGTTCCGGCGCCCCTAACTATAGCACCGCCTGGTTGATCTGTATCACCTTTTCTACTTAATTTTGGCATCCTTATCCTAATATAATTTGCTTTTCTGGTACCTGTATACCGGTAGTAGCCTCAATATACTTTACCTTTACTTGTTCGTTAGTGTCTGCAACAATTGCGACACTATTAATATTTAGTCTAAAAACACCGTTCATATCTGTAGTAAATAGGCTAGGAACCATTCCTATACCTTTTTGACTAGGAGCAATACTCACAGGCTCGCTGATTTCAACGGTTTTATCGGTGATTTTTATTACTTTAGCGACTAATTCTTCGCCGCTATTTAATTTGAACGAATATACTTCATTTATGTTAAGATCCATGTTTATCCCATAAGTTTTTTGTGTAATTCTGTATATCCACCGACTAACTCCTCATTGATGAATATCTGTGGCACTGTACGTGCATTTGGCACTGCTTCTAGTAACTGATCTTTAGACCAGTCTTTAGTTATGTTTCTTTCTTCGTATTCAATACCTTTTAACTTTAATAAAGCCTTGGCTTTATCACAAAAAGGGCACATGTCCTTACTCCAAACTATTGCTTTCATTTTTTCCTCTTATAAAGCTGGTAACGCATCGTAATCAACGGTGTCACTCATGACACCAATTACGTAATTTGTACTCTCATTTTCTTGTAAAGCAGTTTGCTTTTTGTTGATATTCACGTGTTTGTTAAACCATGGAATAGGGCTTGTTTTTGGATGATTTTCTAAATACTTGATACCAATATCCTTAAGTCTGTTAAAAGCGGTCCAGTCTACAAAATCTTTAAGTATATCTGCATTTAGTCCTATTACAACGCCTTTACTAAAAAGATATTCAGCCCAATCTTTTTCCTCTTTGATCACTTCTAGGTACATATTGTAAACTTCTTGTTCGCATTCAACTTTCGCTTTTGCAAATCGTTCATCTTCTTTAACCACTTGATTAATTAGGTATGCTGTCCACTCAGTGTGTAACAATTCATCTTGTAGTATAAGACTTATAATATTACCATTACCAATATAAATTCTATTTTCTACCATTGCTAGGCTTGTAGCAAAACTAACCATAAAGCGCAATGCTTCAAGTGCATAACTAGCATTTAGTGCCAGCCAAATAGCTTTAACATGATCATCCTCTGATACAGTAGCTCCTGTTTCTTTGCTGCAGTTAAGTTGATGAAGTTGTTCATAGTATCGCCCTACATTTGCTGCCATCTCAACAATTTCTTTTGTATCATGTATCTTATTAAATTCTTCTTTAGGTACACCATATACATTACGAATGATATGACTATATGATTTGCTATGTATATTAGTTTCAAAGAAACTCCAATTATTAACCAATGCTTCTAATTCTGGAATACTAATTACAGGTCCGAATACTTGTGCAGGTGCACGACCTTGTATACTGTCAAGGGCAGTTTGACGCAATAGGTTGCTAGTGAAAATATGCTTTACTGCTTCACTAGCCTCTTTATGATCTATCTTATCTTTCGTTAATGTGACTTCTTCTGGCACCCAAAAGAACCCACGTGCGGTTTCTTCATATTTGGCAACTTTTGGATATTTAACTTCTTCAAATCTTTGTACTGTTACAGGACCTTCAGGATCCAAAAACATAGTGCGTTTTAAATAATTTGTTTGCTTCGTTAAATTGTATTGTTCTTTACTCATTATTATCCTCTTCATACATAACTGTGTTTGTGTCTCCTAAAGCCCATTTTGGATTTTGTTCCACTACATATTTCTTTGTGCAAACCCTAAAGTCAGGAAACTTTAACTCTTTCGGATTGCTTGCTGCATCAAAAAATAAACAACGGTTGTTTGGTTGTGCAGCATACTGCCCGTTGTCTAATTCTATAAAATTAAAACTTTTGTGATCCTCTGGCCATTCTGCATAACTGGTATCAATGATATTAAAGTCGGGTGAAGAATGATCTACTGTAAACATATAGTTGCCAGAATAAAATTGCTTATCCTTAGCATAGAATTTTGCACTAAGATTTCTTAGAAACGGTTTTTGTATAATGGTAAAATCGTAACTAAAACAATCCCAAATCTGCAATGTATCTAAAGGTAAAAGCTTTGTGTTGTCAATATTCTCTGTGCGTGATACGAACGCATGGAGAGGTAGTTTGTCATAAAGTGCGCCATAATTTGGTAAGTATGCTTCTATTCTAAATGCTTGTCCGCGAATGCTTTTAATTGAGACCCATATACAGGATTCGTATTCTCCGTGTCCCTTTTCAAAATCATAAAGAAACTCTTTACGTATATAACAATGGACAGGCGGTATTGCTCCAACTAAATGCGCCATTATAGTACACAAGCCTCACAAGCTTCTTCATCTTCAAGTGGTTCTAATTTTGTAAATTCAATAACGTTATCTTCTTTTAACGCAGCCTTTGATCCAACTTTGTTTATCAAACTATAATAAATTGTTTTCAATCCCCACTTATAACCTAACATTAAGTTTTTAGCTATAAGCGTAGCACTAACTTTGCCTTCTGGAAAATGCGCAGGATTATAAAAAGTATTTGTGCTTATACTTTGATCAATGTAAGCCGCTAACACTGCACTTGTTTTTAAATAATCAACGCAATCAGTTTGATCCCACATTAGTTGATAACGATTCTTTAATCGTTTGTATTCCGGAACAACTTGAACAAAACTACCAGCTTTACTTTCTTTAACACTAATTAGTTCCATAGGCAATTCAATACCATTTGTAGAATTTAATACTACACTAGAACTTTCAACTGGTGCAATTGCCATTAATGTTGCATTGCGTATACCATACTGATTTAATCTTCCACGCAGTGCTTCCCAATCCATACTAGGACTAAAGTCTGTTAGTTCGTTAACACCTTCTGATCTACGCTCCCAAGGGAAAATGCCTTTACCGTAATACGTGCGGCTGCTATTCTTACAAGCACCTCGCTCTTGTGCTAACTCAACACTAGTTTCAGTAAGATAGTATGCTTGATGTTCCATCCAACGTTTCACTTCTGCAAGAGCTTCATCTGTGCCATAACGTAAGTGACGCTTTGCATGCCAGTAAGCAAGATTAGTAATACCAACACCCAACGGCTCAAAATCTTCATTTGCCAGTTTACTTTGTATGCTTAAAAAATCCTGATAGCTTAGGAGATTGCTTAGGCTGCGCACAAGCACTCTACAGGCTTTTCGCATGTCTTGTGGATTTTTAAATGCGCCCCAGTTTACACTACCTAATGTGCAGAGAGCGATACGACCCTTTTCATCTTCTATTCTCTGAAATGGTTTCGTAGGTAGTAGTATTTCCTGACAAAGATTACTTTGATATATTGGATCAGTTTTAGTATCAAAAGGTCCTTGGTTAATTACATTATCTATATTAACCATATAGACACGACCTGTATCTGTTCTTTCCTTTAATATACCATTTTTAAATATTTCTACTGCTGGTAAAACTTTCTTACGTAAACTTTTCTTGTGTTCATACATAGTGTATAAACGCTCAAATTCTTCTGTATCACTATAATAAGCCTCATATAAATCAGGGACTTCATGCGGATCAAATAGTGTTATGTTCTGATTATTCTTATAGCGATTCCAAAACATTTTGTTCACAACTACACTGTAGTCTAGTTGACGCACACGTGTTTCTTCTGTGCCTTGATTATTTTTAAGTACGATTAAATCTTCAAACTGATAGTGCCATATAGGAAATGTGACTGTGCAACTTGCATTGCGAACACCACCTTGACTGCAACTACGTAGGTCAGCAAACCATTTCTTTAAGAAAGGTATCATGCCTGTGTGTTTAATTTCACCATTGCGAATTGGTGCACCTAGTGGGCGAATACGACCTATCTCTAGTCCTATGCCAGCACGTTTGCTAGCATATTTTGCCATCATCTCGCCGGCTGCAAAAATTGAATCAAGAGTATCATCGCTACTAATAAGCACACAACTACTAAATTGCTTTGTAGTAGTGCCAAGGCCTGCCAACACCGGTGTTGCCAATGTAAAATGCCCGTCACTAGCACACTCATAATATTCTTTAACATATTTTAGTCTCTTTTCCTTAGGTTCGTTGTGAAAAGCAGTGGCGGCAGCTATTGCATAACGCACCTGCGGGGTCTCAAAGATTTGTCCTGTAGCACGGTTTTGCACCAAGTACTTTTCTGCCAATTGTGCGATAGCCGCATAGGTGTAGTTTTCGTCCTTGCTATGATCAATGAACAAATCAATGATATCCCATTCTTCTTTAGTGTACCAATTTAATAGTTCTTCAGTATACATGCCCAACTCAATATTCTTTTTTACAATATCAAAAAGAGGGGGAGGGTCGTATTGGCCGTAAACTTCTTTACGTAGCATACTAACCTTTTGTCTACCCGCTACATACTGATAATTTACATCATTGATGTCGGTATTTTCACTTTCATCAATTAGGTCAACCATTGCTTTTAACAGCAATTCATCTATTGTCTCTGTGTGTATTCCGTCATGAAGTTGTATCTGTGCTTTGATTTCTATCATACTAGGGCTAACGTTATCTATGCCCTTGCACCCGTATGCTACTTGTCTTTGAATTTTACTTATATCTAATGGGACTGATTCCCCGTTGCGTTTTACTACGTTTATATTCATATTTTGTTTGCCTATTATAGTTATTAGAATGGGTTACTGCAGGTGATAAGATATTTAATTCATCAAACAGGATAAACTACATATATATTTTACGTATCCTGTAAGACTAGTATTTCTATTTTAATCTCGCTAACTGTTTACTAATGTCAATTTCACTCTTTAACGTGAAATCTGCTACAGTATTAGTCTCAACTGTGTTAGGCCAGTAATTTAGAAAAAAATCGTTATTGACTACAACTAAAATAATATCGTTACCAAACTTGTCACTAGCATTAACCATTCTTACGTTTTTTTCTCCTAATAGATGCAAAGTATAGCACATTCCTAAAGCTTTAGCAACATTGCAATATAAATTTTCTACCAAAAGTTCCCAAGGATCGGGCCAATTTTGTGTATCTTTAATATGTAAGTAATGATGTACTGTGGGTGCTTGTTGCCACCAATGGTCAATTTTGACACATTTGGTTTTTAAATCAGAATTTCGTACCTCTTCTTTAAGGTCATGCCAATTTTGTAATCTAGTTTCATAATCAATTTGAAAGATGTTCATTTATTGTTGTTGTTAATAGTGATAAATCCGCACAAGTATATTTTTGATAGCTGTGCGCAAGCTCTGGGGGCATGGGTATTTTTTCAATTGTTGCACCGGTTTGAATTGATATACCTGAGGCAATTTCCATAAAACTTTTTGTACTACCAGTGCCAACATTGTATACTCCCTGTGATTTTATTGACAAAAATGTTCTGTGAATATCAATCACTTTGTTCACATGTATGAAATCTCGCAAATAAGCCTGGCTGTTTTCAAAAACTTTTATTACTCCATTTTCGCTAGCTTGCTTACTAAATTGAGTGTAGGGACTAGCCTGACTTCCTTTATGTTCTTCATTAGGACCATACACATTAAAATATCTAAAACCTTGTATGCTTAAATTCAAATCTTTAGCTGTATCATATTTTGATTGTGCGTACCTCTCAAACATATATTTGCTCCATGCATACGGTGTGCGTGGATCAACTGGGGAGTTTTCTCTAAAATTTTCGTTGAGACCATAAACACTGGCACTACTACTGTATTGAAAATTTATTTTTAGCTGTAAACATTTATCAAGTAACATGCAACTAAAATCGTAATTTTGTGTCATAATTTTTTCTACGTTCTTTTCAGTTGTACTTGAAATAGCACCAACATGAATTACGCAATCACAGTTAGATATATCAGGAAATTCTTCTCCCCATTCATATGTAATTATGTCGTGATCTGTAGACAAGACTTTAACCATATTACTTCCAATAAAGCCTTTATGACCTGTAATTAATAATTTCATTCTTCGTTTTGTTGCTCTGTTTCTTCAGATTTTTTTGTTTGACTATCACCTGGTAGTATTCTATAGTTGTCCTCTACACTGTCAGGTGTGCTTACTTCTACTATAGTACCTTCTTCGGTGCATATAAGTTGATGAGGTGTTAAAGGTGGGTTTCTCCAAACATTTCCTTCAACCAATTCTATTTCATAATGTGTCGCATTAGTTAAATCAATATATCTTAATATAAATTTCCCAGATAATACTAACCATGTTTCATCTTTTTCTTTATGAAAATGCATACTAAATCTACTGTCTTTTTTAAATGACAATAATTTTCCGCAATACTTATCATTTGTGGTAAAGATAAACTCGCTACCCCATCCTTTTTCTACTTGTCCTTGAAGTCTTTCAGACATTTTTAATCTCCTCTAGTGTTGGTGCATAAACTCCAATATGCTGAATTGTTAGTGTACTTGCTTTTATTGCAAATTCAATCGCTTCAACAATATTTTTACTTTCTAAATATCCATATGTTAGTGCTGACAAAAACGTGTCTCCAGCACCACATACGTCAAATGCCTCTACGTTTGATGCTGGAATTTTTTTATCTTTATATTTAACCCCTTCATTTCCCAAAGTAACAATTAATTCACTGGGGAAAGTTTTTGCTGCTTCAAATTCTTTATGATTAATTTTCACAAAACATCCCTCAAATCTTTGTAAATCAGTTTTTTTAGTGTCAACAAAAATAGGTCCTTTGTAGGTAGCAATAAGTTGTTCTACTAACTCATATGTTACAGATCCTTTATTATAATCACTAATCACAATCGCATCATATACATCTAAACTATAATTAATACTTACGGGACGACTTAATGCGTCTTGGTCAATTCTCAATAGCTGTTGTTTACTTTTTAAATCTATGATTCGTGTTTTGATACAAGTTTTTATACCATGTTCAAAATTAACGTCACAATTTAATGCTAATAAATTTTCTTTTACATTTGCTGCCATACCAGGTTTGGATTCAGTTTTAATGAATGCTAACACAGGCACAGGAGCTTCAGGACTTAATCTATCTACAGTCCCGTATTGATATTGATCAACACCGTTATCCCCTATTAGCAATATCTTGTATTTTTTGTGTTGTACTGTATCCATCTATTCTATCAAAAAACACTAACTCTTTACAAATATTTTCACCAATTATTGGTTTTCCTTTGTAATCACTACCCTTAACCATTACATCATGAACTGATACTAACCACTCTAATTCGTCATCAGTATCAAATATATAAACGTCATTGACTGTTTTTAGTGCGATTAGGGCGTTTGCTCTTTCTTTTTGCTCTTGTATAGGTCTGTCAGATCCTTTTAATTGTTTGACCCTTTCATCACTATCAATTGCAACTGCTAAAGTGTCACCTAAAGTTTTTGCATATTCTAGCAAAGCTATGTGACCTTCGTGTAGTAAATCAAATGTACCATTAACAAAAACTTTTTTCATACTTTACCTTCTTCAAATTGATCCCATAATGCTTTCCAGTCAATATATGGATCCTTTTCTGTGTCTGCTTGAGCGTGTAGTGCTATACTTGGAATAGGAGTGAATAGTAAACATCCTCTTTCATTGAACAATCTATTTATAGTTTCATCTTCCATTACACTATCTACAGCATGTTTTCCCATAGCATCAAATAAATCAAAATTTTTCTGTAGAGTTGGATGATCTACCATAAAACAACTTGCGGTTCCAAATGCTGTTCTCCAATGACGCTTAATGCCTAAATGCACTGACACCAATGGTTGTCTATTTGGTGGTATTCCATATCTATATGGATCATCAAACGGGTATATACAAACAGGCAATTTAGATTTTTCACTAAATCTAAAATATGCATCTAGCATTTCATAAATGCATGTTTCAAAATAAAGATAATCATCCTGTGCAAAATAAACTAAATCTTTTCCGTTGTCTCTACCATATTCATAACATGCAAGAATACTTGGCATTATTCCACGTGTTTCTAAATGTCTTATTTCATGTGAAAAATTACACTCTGTCAAAATAGAATCTAATCTTTTAAGGAAAGATTCGTCACTGTGATCATCTAATATCACAAGTTTAATGTTTACTTCATTTGGTTTTTCTTTCCTGCAATAATTTAATGTGTTTACTAGGGATTTTATACAACGATAACTAATCTCGCTTTTATCCTGACACATATATCTAGTAATCTGTTTTTGATTATTTGTCAAGCTATGACTTTGTAGGACTACAAGCAAATCTACCATGTTATCCCCAAATAAAATTAGGATTTCTATTTGCATCACTGACTGCTTCAGTTGATGGTCTTGTAATACCTTTTTCTAACACAACCATACTGTTATGAAAAGTAACAGATTTTAGATTTTTAAATGCTTTCTCTAATGCAGGCGGCGCACTTTCTCTTATATGAGGTGAATGTAGTAAATCTATAAGTTGTTTGGCAAATTCAATAAAAGTTCCTTTTTTGTGTAAGCCACCGCCCCACTCTGACCAATAACTTGTATGTGTATCTTCAACAACATAGATGCCACCATCATTTAAATTTGGAAATAATGTTAGTAAAGTAATGATCTGATGGTCACTATCATGACTACCATCATCAATTATGATATCAAAGTTTGAATGACTACTTAAATATGCATTCCAATGCTCAAGACTACTTTGGTCTACACAAGCATAATTTACTTTTGTGTCAAATTTGTAGTCTAAGAAATCTTTGTTAATATCAACTGCGTGAAGGTCTACTTCGTTATCAAAATATTTAAGCCATAGTTCAATGCTGCCCCCATGCGCTACCCCAATCTCTAACATTTTAGGATTCTTGCCTACATAGGGATTTAGAATTTTATCGTAAACTTCAAAATAATTATTCCACTTTTTACTGAGTAATTTTAACTTGTAAAAAATATCATAGGTACTTGTCATAGCATGACACTCGCACATTTTAAGAAGAACAGATGATTGAATACATTTAATCTACTTTGGAATAAATGATAGAACATTTCATTACCTTCTTTATCTACGAAGGTAGTTCCTATACCAAACTGTGGATCACCATCACGCAAGTCCCAAGGCTTGCGTTCTCCTGTATTCCAATATGGTATTTCTTCATACTTACCTGGCATGTACATTTCTATTTCTATGCCTTGCTTTTCTGCCTCATACGCCAATTCTTCACCTATGTCGCTGCGTGAGTTTGGCTTCCAACTAGGCTTACCTAACTTTTCATACATTTCTTTAGTTAGTGCAATGCAGCTTGGTGCAGGATAGATATGCTTCCCATTCTCTAAATGATTGCTACGCTGTACGTTACCAATTAACACACCTTCTTCTGCACGTTGAAATGTATATTCTAATGCATGTTCGCTCAATGGCACACAATCAATGTCTAACATTAGTACTGTATGATAATTATCTTCATAAAAAAGTTTTTCTAATCCATACGTGATAACTTCGTCAGGCGTCATTTCCCCGTCTGGTTTTTTATAATGCAAATATTCATATTTGCATAACTTGTTTTTGTTGAACTTAGCAATCATTTGCTTTTGTAGATAAGGTATCTTATCTTCTATTTGATGATTGCTATATGTAAATATGGCACGTTTTTTCATAATTTTCTCTTGGTAAAGTTGTTTGGTGCTTTTTCTTTGGAAATGATACACGAAACTGTTGACTAATGCAAATTTATATCCTAAATTAGGTAAAACTGAATGAAAAAGTGTCACATCATTGGCGTATAAAGGGAATTTGTCAATGTTTGGATATGACACGAAACTTTTACGGTGTACGATAAATGGCATGTACCAGCCAATTTTACCAAATTCAATTTCGGGCATGTATGCTTTGTTAACGTCTACAAATTGCTGAAACTTATCATAGTCAAAATTAGTTAAATCATCACCACAATCGTACTCAATGCATTGTGGACCATTCATTTTACCTGGTTTAGGTTCAACAACATGCATAGTTAAAAATGTATCTTCTGCAACATACATTGGAAATACTTCGTCCCAATGTTTACTAACGAACATATCATCACTGATTAATACAACTACATCGTATTTTGCTTGATAGACACCCTTATTAAAGGCATAGTAGACATCAGTTTCGTCAATGATTTGAATTATTTCAGGATCGTATTTGCTATTTGTTTTAATATATTCAATACACTTATCAATGTATTTGCTATTACTTAAGTGTGGTATAACAATAGAATACATTAGCGTTCCTTACCATCAACAGTTTTCTTTCGTCCAACTATTGTCGTGTTTGGTAAATCAGGTTCGTCATATGCATACAATCCCATTTGCACTGCAGGAAAGATATCACTTCTAATCATTATATCTAAACTTTCACATATACCATATTTCAATACTTGCGATAACAAATTTTTTGCTACCCACGGATCAATTGAATATGCATGTGCCCTACAAATAAAATGATAGTTGTGCCCATTAGTCGCATGAGGAGGTGTCACTAATACAGGCCAACCCTTCTTTGCTTGTTCAATAGCACCCAAATAATGAATGCAACCTATTACAGGGTGGTCACGTAGTTCTTTAACCATAATTGCATCATGCTCAAGTATAATAATTGGTCTATCAATTTCTATACAATGCGCCCATAAACTAATATGACTAAGTGCAGCACTAACTTCTGTAATGCTAAGTTCTTTATCTACCCACTTTAACCAACTATACCAACTTTTACCTTGTGCATGATCTGGTAACTTAATGTTCCCACTAGTACCATCAAATGCATCCCATACTTTATAAGGCATATTAAGTGCAGCAAGGCTTTGTTGACACCTTGCTGACAAATTTTCACTTACAGTATGATTCTTAATTGTTATAATATAGGTAGATTCGATACTTAAATCATAGCTATAATCTAGTTTTAACATTATCTATTCGCAATATAAGCTTCTAATTCACCTAATGATACACGACCCGGTTTGTTAACTTGAATTAACACACGCATACTTAATGCAACATTGTTAAATGTGTTTAATGCGTAATTTAAATCATCTTCAGTTATCTCACCCTTTTTAAGTCTTTCTTTCCAATGCGGTAAATAATCAAAGTTTACATCACAAACTTCTAAATCAATGTCATGTTCAAAAGACAGTAATGAATCGCTGTTATCTTCTTTTAATCTCTCAAACATTTTCTTTTGATTTAATAGCATGAAAGAACCTAATGTTAGTGATCGCTTATGCGTTACATCATCTAATGCAATATCACAACGCCAATGCGGCACTTGCACTTCCCAAACAGCACCGTTGTCACTGACACGATACATTTCTTTCATAATTTTTATAAAATCATTAGGTGTATCACCTAAATGCTCTAATATATCTTTTGCTACTATATGTCCAAACTCATTATCTTTCCAAGGCCAAGGAGTAACATTTAAATCAACAACTTGATCTGGTTTTACTAATTCGCTGCTATCAACATTTAAGTACCCATCAAACTTTTTGAGACCACATCCTAAGTTTAGACGTTTCAATTGTTTATCTTCATCTGGCATTTCAACGTGTTCTAGGTTAAACTTTTCTTCTAATGCGGTATAAAGTTTTTGAAATGTTGTGTTCCATTTACCTGCTTCTTCTTGTCTGAACAATCTTACACATTCATAATATGGACTACGATCATTTTCAGGACTTCCATATGCCCATGTATGATAAGGCAATATTGGAGGTGTTACCCATGTTTCTTTGCCCATTGCTGCAGCAATATGTGCAATACTGGT